TATCAACTGTTTCATTACAATATTCATGAATACTACTTATTAGAGTTAAGAGAGAGTCATAATATTCCGACGACGCTGCTGTATATACTATGTTCATATATATATATATAATAATTATGCAAATAAATCAAATAGCTCTACTTGAACATTATCAGATGGTTTACGTATAGTCCAGTTAACGTTATCGTAAAAGCGCTGAATAGACTGGAATAGAATTTTCTCAAACATCTTCTCATAGTCCGGCTTAAAAATATCAGCAAATTCCACAGGATAATCATACTTAAAGCCAATAGTACCCAGCCCAAACTTATTAGGTTGCTCAACATACATATAACGGACTTTGTCTCCGGAGCTGATTTCTTCATATTTGTTTCCAGTATTTAGTTTCTCTAGCATCATATTGTAGTAGTATGCAGACTTAGCATGGATAGGCATACCTTTACCAGTCTCAAAACCACGACACTTAACAGCATGCTTTTCATATCCACGAACACCCATAACGAATGCAACTTCTTCTGGTTCCAACGACTTGAATGTATCATACGTCTCGTTCAAGACAGCATTAGTCTCCTTAAGAGACTGCGTTGTCAGCATGGTCTCGATGATCTTCTTTGCATACGGTTTGATTGCATTAGGCATGGTTGTACGTACAACCTCCACACCTGTGTACTTAAACTTATTTTCTTTGATACCTTCGTCATCAAGGATATGCATTACATATCGCTTCTTCTGCAAGAACACTCCTATATCTGCAATACATTCACGCTTGAATATAAAGCGGCTATCTTTAGTTAATAGAGCTTTTCTTGCCCAGTTATTAATACCTTCGTTTAGAAAGTCTTCAATATTTTGAATCTCGTCATATGTCTCTTGATGGATATCTTCACCATCCCAGAACTTAATGAGATCATTTTTAACTAGCGGCGCGATAGACGCGTACGAACTATCTGTATCATTATAGATGATGCACTGATCAAGATCGTAGTTTGATATATCAGGTACTTTACCTTTAATATACTCTTTGATAAGTTCGTTAGAGTACTTAATAACAGCTTGACCAGTTAATGTTACTGATGCAGCAATGTCATCATCGCCAATCGGTGCTCGTTTATTACCCATGTATCCATAACACGAGTTAATCAAAATCTTAATAACCATCTGCTCAGTATTAAGACGTTCGACCTCGTACTTAAGTTCTGTATTGTTAGGATCTTTCTTAAGTTTCTGCTTATACTTGAATAACTTCTCCTTAATAACGACACGCTTGTTATAATAGTACTCTAAAAACTCTGGTATAATACCTTTTTTCTTTTGCGAAAATAATATACCTGCTTTAGATAGAGCACAATCTTCGTCTTTAAGGAACTTTGCAAATGCTGGTTTATCTAAACTAAACTGCTTACCAGATACATGTTGTATAACAACTTTATCTTGCAGGGTATCGATTTTACCTATCTTAGTTTCCGGTGACGTATTGAGTGATATCATAACGTTCGGGTATAGTGAGTTTGCATCGAAAGATACAATATGCTCTTTGAAGCCTGACTTCGGCTCTGCAACATAAGCACCTGGATTCTTACCTTCTGCTTCAGCCCTTACAAATGTAGAAATAATTTCACCACGTTTTCGAGCTCGTATACAAAGTGCACCGTTAATCACCTGAATAGTACCCATAGCACCTTCAAGAGTAGTTAAACCAACATACGACAGCATACGTAATAGGGGCATATACTGAAGCTTCTCTTCCAATCTTACGAGAAGGTTAACGTCTTGAATGTTGTAATCGATAAACGTATTCCAATCTTCTTCTGATAACTGAGCAAGACTCATACCCCCGTAATCAACCTTATTCTCACCAAGCTCTAATTCACCAATAGCATCGAGTTTATATGACTCACGTAACTTTAAGCAAAAGCGTCTGTAAATATCTAAAAAGTCTAAGCATGCAATACCGTCAATATAATAACGCTTCTTCTCTTGACCGAACTGACCACGCATCATCCTAAAGAATACGTTACCTACCGGTGACATACGCTTTACGTATTCGTTACCTAAGATGCGCTCCATCCGGTTAATGATATATGGAATATCAAAACCTTCACTGTTCCAACCGGATAGGATATCCGGATAATCGGCTTCTAAATATTCTAAGAACTTAATAAAAAGCTCTCGCTCACTATCACAATGCACGTATATGAGATCGTCGCGACCAGCACCTGTATAAGGTTTTAATCCGAACGTATGAAACTTTTTACTAAAGTTATCGTAACAAGTTATAACGTTTACTGTATGAGTTGGATCGTCAATATCCGGAAACGAATCAACAGAGAAGGTCTCGATATCTAAAAAACAACACTTAAGAGGATGCTCACTAAACTCCGGCTTTTCGTTCTCTTGCCAGAACATATCAAGCAAATATTGCTGCGATACTGGAGTATTTTCGAAGACTCTTTTAACACCTGAGTCAGTTAAGAACCTACTTCGATTATAGGAGTTGTTAAACTTCTTCTTCTTAAGCTTAGTACCGTAAATCGATGTCTTATCCCCTCGAGGATCTTCTGTATAAAGATAAGGCTCGAACGAGGAGTTGTACGAAATACGATTACCATCCTCATCCCACGTAAAAAGAGTAATTACACTCTCACGGTTATTGTATATTACGTTTCTATATGACATCTACGTCATTATTATAGCATAGTTCCTTATTGCCACAACGGAATATATTTTCTTTTTGGATCCCCAAATTCCGTATTTAACGCTTCAAGATGTGAGCCAATATTCGGCTCTAATTCTAGAATACGCTTTGCACCAATCTCTCGTAATTTATAAACGTTCTTGTAATACTTTGTACGGTTCTTCCAATCGAGAATTGAGTCGACTTTATCTGAAAGCTCTTGTACAGAACTAAACTTCAAGCTGTCTGGTGCGGTATAATATGTTTCCATATCTTGACACAAACAAGGTATACCTAAGGTGCACGCTTCAATAAATTTAATATCCGATTTAGCTTTATTAAAGCTATTATTCTGTAAAGGTGCTACCATTAGCTGCGCATTAAGATTAGCAATGAATTGAGGGTACTGTAATAAGTTTTGCCATCTATAAAATTCAATCTTTCCACTAGTTACTAAATCAGCTAGTTGCGGTGGGTAAGCACCTACAAAAACCCATTGATACTTATCAACAGTTGCACGTACATAATCTCTTACACCCTCAAAATCATCTTTACCACCAACCTTATTATCAACATCATAATGAGCGCCAGAACCAGTATACAATATACGCGGTTTCTTTTTATTTTTATCAAAAGAATCTACAACCTTACGACCATTAAACTTATTACCCATCCAAAAGTCTGGTACAAAGTTGGGCACAACACTTATTTTTTCTTGACCTGTGCGCTTCTTATATAAGTCTCGCATATAAGGACAAGTAACCGTAACCTCATCAACCATATTGATCATCTCCACACAATTAGACCTTATCTCTTCTGTATCGAAGGCGAACTTAAACTTATTATAGTCGGGTATATCTTCTTTAAATACTACATCGTCGACTTCATATATAATTTTAAATCCAGCCTCTTGTTGTATTTGCTTAAGGAACTTTAAGAATTGTAGCTGTGAAGATGAAGCCTGTCTCTGTAATTTAACTGCTTTGAGTCCTTTATAAAAACGAGGGTCAGATACCATAGCTGTTAAAGAGTGAGATATACCAATCCCGGTAGCGTTTATAACTTGTTCCGGCCATAAAATACGCCAATGCCCACAGCCAGATAGATCTGCAAGATAATTAAGATATCTCGGCATGCCTGCTTCTCTTGGTTGAGGCTTCTCTATCTTTACTTGTGGTGATTGTGGAAATGGCGACACAAATGGTGATTGTGGGAATGGGGATGGATTAAACATTCTTATATAATTAGGTTAAATTTCTGTATAATCAATACGGTGAGTAATACCATTTTCTTTTTCAAGCCAGATGACTTCACCTGTAACCGCTTTAATGGATTCTTTTCTATGTGATATAACTATCGAGCATTCGTCAAGCTCTTCAACTCTGTCTTGCAATATTTGTGTAATAAGCTCAATACCCTTTTCATCAAAAGATGAATCAAACAACTCATCATATATAGCAATATTGTACTTAACACCGCCCTGCATCCGTCTAATATCTGCAAAAGTAAACAAGCATGCTAGATCGATAGACTTTCTTTCTGCTCCGGAGAAGTTAAAGTAAGAGCAAACTTTATTTTTTTCATTAAGAATCTCTTCTTCAAAGTACTCGTTAAAAATACAGATAGAGTTTGAATCTAATCTACGTAAATATTGCAGCAGTTTATTGTTAAGTAACTCTAACAATTTATTAACGATATATGACTTAACACCCTCCTCTGATACAACATACTTTACGATATCTAGCGTTGCTAATCGCTCACGTAGTTCCTTTACTTTAACTTGTAAAGACTCCAAATCTTTATTCGTACTTTCTATTATTACATCTATGTCAGTCTCAGTAATGTTTACCGACTTTATATCCTCACCTAACTCAGCTTGCCACTTATTAAGCTGATCGATGCGTAAATTAATATTTTCTTGAGCTTGTAAGTCTAACTTAATCTGTGATAGATCTTTGTTACTGCTAGTAATAGCTTGATTAACGCGTAACTTTATATTTTTAGCTTTAGATAACTTTTCTTGTACAATCTTTATATCTCCAACCATCGCCTCAATCTCTTCTTTGAGGGCCTTTCTTTCGATTTCAATAT